TCCCATGTTCTTTCCTTTCTAATGAACATCTGCGTAACAATTACCGATGATACCATCACCATCCATACATGTTACATTGAATTGTTTAGGTGCTTCCCTAAAGGCTTCTACACATATTTCCTTTACTCTTTCTGCATCACTCTTCTTAGCTACCCATGCCATTTCATCGTGATAGAATATAACTGGATAGGCATCTAGCTTTTCTTGGCTTATTATTTTCATGGCATAGCTTATAGCTGCTTTACAAGTTATTGCTTCTGCTGATTGTAGTAAATAGTTTAGTGATTGATGAGCACTATTAACATAAACCCTACGACCATCAAGAGCTGGAATGAAGGCTGATCCATACCCATTAGAGGTCTTATTGAATATGGTGTCAAGTTTTGCCTTAACTTTAGCCAATCCTGGAATCGCTGATTGATACTTTGCTTTACTTGCATTACCAGCTTTATCATCAGGTTTACCTGTAAGGATCGTACCAAGCTTCTTACCACCTCCACCAAAGAGATAGGCATATAGCCACCTCTTAGCATCACCACGACTGCTTCCAAGAATAGAAGCATTATAACTATGTATATCTCCATTCGTAACCTCCTTAGTGAAATCGTCATCACCAATATAATGACATAAAGCTCTCATCTGATTACCAGCTGAGTCAGCTCCTACTATCTTATAGCCTTCCTCACATATAAACAAGGAACGCATCTCTTTACCCCATGCTGCTTCAACACTAGGTAGATTAGCAATCACTTCATGTCTAGCTCTGAATGTAGGTGTACCTATAGTCCACATCTTACCATGAAGTCTTTTATCTTTAAGTGCTTCTATCCAACCTTCTAGTATTGATTTTCTAGATCTAGTAGTATAGTATCTATCAATGTCTTTACCTACATCACCTAATAATTCAAGGCTAGTTGTAGTAAGCTTTGGACTTGTCTTATGGAATTCATAACCTACTTTCTTGTAGTTCCAGTCATCAGGCTTCCAGCCAATAGTATATAGATATTCTTTTACTTCTTCCATATTCTTTAGCGTAACCTGTGTCTTATAACTACGTTGAAACTCTTGATCAGGATTCCATGTATCTTCACTAGGCTCTTCACCAAGATATTCTGTAAGTAATCGTTTAGTTACAGCAGTGAAAGCTCCTTTCTTAGTATACTTAGCTTTCTTAGGTGCTTTATCTACCATAATAGTCATTTCAGGTAACTTAGGGTGTATTCTATTTTCAATAGCATTAAGCTCATCTGCCATAGTCTCATGCAGCTTATGGGCTGCATCACAATCAAATAGCCAACCTCTAGTTCTTACCTTAGCTTCAAAGATAGCTGTATCATGCTCATGTCTAAGACCTAAAGCTAACATAGGCTTAGTATTTACTTGTTGCTGATACTCTATCTGTAGTGCTTTCCATACTGCAACGTTAAGCTTAACATCTCTTATACAGTAATCTAACATTTCTTCACTGTATTTATCCCAATCATCAAACTCAAACTTAGGATAGTTGAGGTGTTGACCCCAACCTCCTAGTCCGTGTTTATGTTTTCGTTTCCAGTTAAGAACTTGACTCATTACCCATGTATCATATAGCTTTACATCAAATAAATCAACACCAAGTATTTTCTTAATCATTGGTATATCATATCCAATTATATTATGACCGATAAGAGCTTCAGCACTTTGTAATAACCTAATACCTTCAGCAATAGACATACGACTATCATCGTTATCTGAATACTTATATATAGTACTAGTTATTGGGTCAATAGCTACTAAGCACCATATCTTAGTAGCATCAAGACCATCAGTTTCTATATCGAAAACTAATTTCATTTTAATCCTTTCCATTACAGCACACTGGGCATATATTAGGTATGTCCTCCTTATAATCTAATAGCCCAGTGGTGTAATTCTTTTTACATTTAATACAAGTAAAAGTTTTAATAGGCGTTCCTAAAAAACTTATACCGATCCCCTTAAGGGTGTTTTTAATCTCCTCAGATTTTCTTTTATTTATCAAAGACTTAATGTACTTTAACATAACTCTTTCCACTGAGCAGAGCCAAGCATCTTTTGTAGTGATGACTCTCTTCTTACCTCAGCTCGATGTTCATTTTCTTTAACATCAGTATGAGTAGCCCAGTTAGTCGCTGCATTATACACAGCCCATTTATTATTACCAAGTATATTTCTTTCAGCATGATAGTTAGTCATAAGCTTTTCTAGTTGAGTTATATTGTAAGGTCTCTTTACATTAGTCTTATTAAGAACTTTAGCAAGGCTACCTTTAAATAACTCTTCTACATTATCTATATTAACAGCAGTCTTTCTCCATGCATCCCACTTTTCTCTATCAGTAAAGAATACTTCAAGTGCTCTTTTAATTTGATCTGCACTATGCTCTATATTAAAGCCTCTAGTATGCTTATTCCTTTCAAAGGTTACTGGCTCATCTGAAGTACAGCCATTCAAACAAAATAGTCTCTCACCTTTAGCTGAAATCATTATAGACCATGAGCCATCATATGAGTTCATATAGTCTACTCTAAATCTTATTATATCGTTTACTTCAGGATCACTCTGAACTAAGTCATTGAAAACAAAAGAGCCTTTCATTTTAGCTCCATTCTCATACATCAAAACTGTATGGTCATAATCTTTAGATATATTAGCTAGTGAAACGCTATCTATTATTCTATCAACTACATCTTCATGCTTAATAAGGTTATACTTTCCACTATGTACACCTAATACCTGATTAGTATCAGTTCTTACAACTGCTCTTGCCATGTCTTTAGGTATATCAATTCCTGATATAGCTCTTAAATCTATTTGCTTTACAGGGAATCTATAATCTTCAATCGTATTCATATAAGTCATTTTATTTCCTTTCTTTATTTTCATCTTCGAATTCATCACCACCAAATTCATAATCACAGTTATCGCCATACTCTACACCATTATAGACAACAGCTACTGTGTTACCCATACTAGTTTCAGTACTCATTAACTCATCTTCTTCTAGTATTCCTACATTAGACCATGCTTCAAACACTTCGTCTTGAGTTAGTTTAACTTTAGATCGTACAGTCCATTGTCTTGTATCGCTAGACCATTCATCTACAGTGTATTTATATGACATCGCCTTCCTCCATATTATCTATTGCTTCTTGTTCGTTGACTTCTTCTTGTATACAGTCTAAATAATGATCTACATTCTTAAAGTAAGGTAGCTGACCATAGTTATCTAGATCTTCTTTGCTACCATCATTCCAATGTATTATTATATCGTAGCCAGTTATTTCTTTCATAATTGTATCTCGCTTTCTTGCTTATTACATTTATATTTTAAAGCATAATAGCTTGGCATATATTCTGGTAACTCTGAAGCTATTTCATATGCTCTTTTAACACATTCTTTCTTAGTCTTATATGGACCTTCAAGATCTTCTAATGTATGGCATATTTCTGTGCTACCCATTAAGCACACTAACACAAATGCTTCAAACATTCTATTCTCCATAGTAGTATGTTACAGCATCACAAGCACATGATAATGATTTATGAACTTCTGTAGCATAAAAGTTTAAGAATGGATGCTGCGTATCTCCAGGATCTATCCATACTATTATTATTTTATTTTTGGTATGAGCATGAGCTATTTCTGCCATGCTACCCCATCGTTTTCCAGGCTGACTCTCTCGCATATCACATAGTAATACTGTACTATTAGATATATCTTGCAAATCCATCTTTACTACTCGATTAACATTATTAGTGTTAGTAAAGTTAAGATGTTGTTTCCATCTTCTAGTTGGATCTAATGTAAGAATGCCTTGATCACCTAGTATCTCTGTAGCTTGACGTCTCCAGCTAGTCATATCATCTAACTCATAGCCTTCCATACCACCACATAGATATACATAGTTCTTTTTCATATTAATGCTCCCATCTCTTTACACCAGACAATTCAACTTCAAAGTTTTTATATCGTTTATTATTTCTTATTTGATCTTCAGCTGCACATGCCAGATTATAAACATCTATATAAATTCTTTTACCATATTCTTCTGGGTATTCTTCAAAGAATACGTAATCCCATGCGTTTAATTCGCCATTCTTTATATATCTTTTCTTAGACATTGTTATTCCTTTCCAGTTCTTTTAAACTCTTGCATTATTAACCAGTCTTTTATTCCTCTTTCTAACTGTAATAAATAAAAATAATACACATGTTGATTAGGCTCTATATTATCTAGATGACATTGCTTAGCCACCTTTTCTTGAGCTAAATTAATTTCATTTATCGTTGGTTGGAGGAGTAGTTTTAGATCGAACATCATTCATATATTCCTTTAAATCTTTTAATAATCGGTTATCAATCATGGCAAAGCCATTCTCATCTACAGCAAATCGTTCTATCTCCATGTTAGAAAAACACATATCGCAAAATGCCATGAAGCACATGTGATATGTATATTGGTCTAACTTAAGTTTAAAGCCACCCAATTTCATCCATAAAGAAACTATTGCATGCTCTAATAATGTTTGAGGGTCAGTATCCATTTGAATACTGCCCTCTATTTCTTTTTTCTTTCCACTAGGGAACTCTATAATATCAGCCATTAGAAGTCTGTACCAGTTTTAGGTGCATCTTCTAAGACTTCAAAGTCGATACTAGAGTCTGGCTCATACTTAATAAGCTCTATAATTTGTACTCCTTTAAGCATTGATCCAGTACCTTTCTTTCCAGCTACATTATAAGGGTATTGATAAAGCTTTATATTAGCTTTACTACCATTACCTATATTAGCACCTGAAATAGGTGTTCTAGATGAATCTACTATTTGAGGTGGATCATTTTCCTCGTTGTTTCTATTAAGAAGCTTTCTTTTAAGGCTTACCTTCCAGTAATCTTCTTTCTTAGCAACATTGAGTTCATATTCTTTTTCCCACTCTTTAGCTACTGATTCATCGGAAGTGCGTATTTGCACCTCCCATCTCTGCTCATTATTAAAGGGTGCTACTGGTTTGTCTAACCTAGCATACCATAACTCAGCATCTCTAATAATCACAGTTCTATCTTCATTTATCATAGTTTAATACCTCCTCTGGGTCTGCGTTCATGTTGATTAAATAGTTAAGATACCAACGTACTTTCTTAAGCTCTTGTACCTTAGCATCTTTCTTGCCATACCTCATAAGATACTTATATATTTGACCCATCAAGTGTGCCTCAGCACCTTTAAGATCACCTAACATGAATATCATCATGTCCATATACTCATATCCAGGAAGTATATCTTTATAGTGAGCTGGACTGATCACTTTATCGTTCTTATCTTGCATAGAAATTCCTTTCAGTTATCTATAATAGTCCTCATCAGTAAAATCTACTATTACACCTTGTTGATAGAGATCTAAATAAGTATCGTGTTGTATTGGGTGTAAACGATTTGATCGTACCCATACTTCACCACCATTAGCTTCATAGTAGCCTGATTCATTTTGTTCCATTGGTATTTCTTCTTCAGAATCACCATCATAATTAGGATACCATGTTGAAGCTATTGCTTCTAGCCTTTCACTAGCCATTCTGTCAGCTGTTTGGCTTTCAGACTGATCAAGTAAGTCAGGTTGATTAACAACTAATGCAAATATAATATTAGTGTTATAATCATAATCACCATTCCTTTCGTATATGCTACCTATGTAGTAATGTTTAGCCATAGTTTAAGTCCTCTTCATATTCTTGATCACATTTCCAGTCATCATAGCTATATTCTTCATTATTTAAATAGTATCTCTCTGGTCTTTTGAAATCAGAGTTATGTCCTTGATACATATTAGGTTCATAGCTATACCATGAACCATTTTCATTATGTTGTATATGAAGCTTATCCCATTTGACATGCCAATCATATACTTTATTAAGGTTGATACCGAGTTCTTCTAAGTTCCAACCAGTACTAACCTCATATATTGCTTCTAAGGTGTTCATCCATTTCCTTTCCGATCTCTTCTTGTAGATCATATAGTTCGCCTATTAAGAATAAATATTTTTCTACATTAGATTTCTTTTCAATGTAGCTTATTAATATAGCAATAGCATTGTTAAGAAACTGTAGTGTATAAAAGTTATATCCTTTCTTCATGAGGCAATCCTTACTATTCTATCTCTATGCTTTGACCAGTTCTTACACCACTTGCCATATTGAATGTATCTAGTAGTCATATTAGGACTATCTTTTACCCATAAGCCTACTATATTATTTAATGTATCATAAGTCCACTCAGCACTCTTAGTGCTATATTTGTAGGTGTATCTTACTTCTTTTTGAATAGGTTTGATTTCTCTAGACATAATTTTACTCCTTTGTATATCTAAAATAGTTATAAGTTTCATCGTGTACATGATGGATGACATAGATGTATTTACTGTCTTGCCAAGTATCGACTAAGCAAGAGTCATTTTCCATATAATCTATGACATCATCAGGTATCTCTTGAGGGTAATCGCCATGAGCATAATCACCATCGTAGTATTCTACGTAACCATGCCCATGACCCTCACCTAATAGTTTCCAAGTCATAATACCATCATGCCTTTTTGTTGAGTATTAACAACATGAACAGTACTATCTGTTTCTATCCACACTTTAGCACCACATGACAGTGGCTTATCAGGACTATAGACAACTTGACTTGGTCCATGTATAGTTACTGTATGACCATAATGATTATGTTTATAAGTCTTTACAGTGAATACTGGATTATCAAGTTTCATCTTAGCATTGGCTCTTATCATGTGCTGATTGACATGTATCTTCTTCTTTAGTTTCTTTGGCATTTTGAATATCCTTTCTCTTGAATTCGAATACCTCTGTAAACACTTCGCCATCGTACAAAGTGTTTACCCATGTGTAGCTATGAGGACAAGCTTTTAACCAGTCCTCAAATTCATCTGTGTGATTGTGATTAGGATATAGCATTATTAAAGCAAATCCCATTTCTTGGCTAAGTTAAATAGCCTTTGGTTTTCCTGATAGCTTATTCTCAAGTATTTCTCCTATGCTTTCTTTCTCGACCTCGATAATATCGACATCACTGACATCGATATCTGTAGGATCAAATCCGTAGAGTCTATGATATTCATCTATTGAAGGAAAGTTCTTATGTTCAGTAGCCATAGTTTCAGCCTCAAGCCTATCTGCTTCATCATCACCTACAGAGTCAATGGTAACTGTATTGACTCTTTGACAGTATAGAGTCATGTATTCGATGACTTCGAAGGTTCGCTTTCGGCTACTTTCAACTGATTCTTCAATAGGTTCATTGAGCCTACCACAAAGCTCCATGTCTAAGATATTTATATCGCCATCTTTATATAGTCCATCGAGGACATCTTGAGGGATATCTCTTAGTAGCTCTATGTATCTCTTTTTGATCCTACCGACTTCTCGTTGATAGAAGCTATACATTCCTGGATATCTTTTCATTTCGTTCCTTTCTATTAATTAAGGGTATCCTTAAGGGAGTTCTATACATAAGGATACCCTATTAACCTCTCCCCCTATAAGGGTGTGTTATAGGGCTACTATGAGGTACAGCATTAGTGTTGGTACAGCAATCACAAATAGGACAGCTAACCAGCGATTCTTATCGATCTTCATGTTCTACGATAAAGAACGATAAATCTGATTATCATAAATACAATCAGAATACATACAGCAGTCAAGCTCATTTCCAGATCTTCCTTTCCTCTGCAGTTTGTTTACCTAACTCACGATCTTGGAGTTCGTAAGATGTGAGAGTCATTAAATCAGAGAGAGTTTTATTACTTAACTTTGGTAACTCTCTTTGTAACACCTTGAATCTTTCATCAGGTGTTAGATTATTAAGATCATTTAGATACATGTTCTTCTCTTTCTAATTTGATTAAGATTTCTTGCTTCTTAATTATTTCAGATTGAAGCCTAGCATTATCAGCCATGACTTTGATTAGTTCATCTTGAGCTTTAATAAGCTCGTGAAGTTCTTTATTCTTGGCTAGAAGTGCTAAAGCTTTATTGTGAATAACATTTGACATACAAATCTCCTTTGGTTAAAAATGAGGGCATATCCGAAGATACACCCTCATCTTAGTTATTTAGAAGTCAGCTTGAGTTGTAGTTACAGCAGTTGACTCTTTGCTTTCTACAATATCAAAGTCAGACTCATCTGCAGCTTTGTACTCAACAAAGGTAGTTACTTTAACACCTTTAAGCTGAGTAGCCCACTTACCTGTTCTTTTGTTCTGGTATCTATTAACAGATATATCAGCCATAGAACCATTACCAATCTTTGCTACATATTCTGGAGACATTCTTGTACCATCAGAATTAAGCACAATCGGCTTTAATGATTTGCTTGGATTAGCTATAGACGTTGCATTGGTCTTAATGTTAATCCCAAACATACCATTATCTAATGGCTTAGGTAAGAATCCCTCAGCACAAAACTTGCCTAACTCCTCAAGTCTCTCTTTTGGAAAGTCAATTCTCACACTGTACTTAAGTGGAGACTGCTCATTAAACTTTGATGGAGTTTCAAGTCTAGCGAAAGATAACTGAACATTTGATATAATCATAATAAATCCTTTTCTGTTGTTTGATTATGTGTTAGAAAACCATCGATGGCTTAAAAATGAGGACAAGCTCATTAGAACCTGTCCTCAAATTCATTAGGCTACTATTGCCCTCTCTTTGTGAGTTAGAGGTACAAAGGCATAGTCATGGTATCTGCCTAATATTTTGTTGATATAAGGATAGTTGTATTGCTTTCTATGTAACTCAGCTATGAGTTTGAAATCATATCCGTGTAGGTATTCATTGAAAGCATACACTTTTCCAGTCTTGTGCATGAAGATTCTGGACATATTGATTGGAAAATCAGCAATTACGTCAAGAGGATTCCTATCGACTTCGATAAGCTGAATAGGTCTTGCTTTGCCTTTTACATTATAAGTGTTAACTTGTTTAATGTAGCGAGTGCAAATTGGACCTAATTCGTATTCACCGATTCCAGGAATATTGATAAATGTGTCATTATATGTATCAGACCAATACTGTGTATCTTCATCAGTTACATAGTATGCATCACTGCTAGATATGCCTTTGATATCAAGATGACAGTCAACATGTTTATCTAGATTAGGTTTAAACACATTAAGTGGTTTACCATTAACCCAGTAGAAGATGTCGATGTCTCTATGACCAAATCCATGATGCCAATCTCTTGGAGCACCTCCAGCTACATAAGCTATACTACCTTTAGGAAGGTTCTTTAGCAATCTATTTAGCTGAAACTTAGCATGATTCATATTAGACTGTAAATATTTATCTTCTTGATTACTGATTTTAATCTCAGTAAGCCCATAATCTCTCTTCATTTGTTTATTCATAAGAACTCCTTTAGTTATGAAGATTGTTAGACATTCAATACCCTTGAGGATAGCCTTTGCACAAGTATTCTCGTAGAACTCACGAAAATCTCTGCTAAGGCTACCTCTAAGGAACTCTTAAGATCCTCTAAGAGGATTCTGAGAATGGACTACACCCATAGAGTCGATGTAGTACCACTTCCCATTTAACCAAATGCGAGTCATGGCTTTCTCTCCTTTCCAAGTCGTTGTTGACTTAAAAAGTACCCCTAGGAATCCCTAGAGGTACTGTTATAGTCTTTAGTAAGAGACTGAAAGTAAGATTCAGTTATCGTTCCTTTGTCTCTCTTTTGCAATAAATACCCATAGTATTGTCGTTGATAGCGAAGTTCGCATTCGACTACCATGACCCCATGAGTCATTGCATCTTCGTTGTTATCCATCATGAGTTTTATCCTTCCGTAATAGATGGGAGTAAAAGTTTTCCGTAATAGTTTAGCCTTATAGAATTCCGTGAGAGTTCAATAAGAGCCTTCGTAAGGAAAACAGAGTACGAAGGCTTAAAAAGCACTCCCAATCCGTAGACTGGAAGTGCCTTCGAGGTTCGCCACTCGCAATCGCTAAGTAGCTAGACTCAAATGTGCCATTTAACGCTTATGGATTATTCGTCTTCGGCAGGTAGCCAAGGACAAACATCATCCACAGAAGCATCAACAACGCCAGGCAGTGTATGTGCAATAGCACAGAACCACCTATCGAGGTCATTATCACCAGCAACACCAAGAAAGCAAGGCTTTCCTGATTTTGCAAAGGCTCTAATAGCCACAGCCATAGCTGTTTTAAGCTCGTCAGTTGGTAAACCATCGAACTTACACACAGGCTGAGTACCCTCAGTCGTTGTTAACACCCAAGCATTACTCTGCGTATTCCAACCTTTCAGTGTTGCTTCTGCATCGAGATAAACAGGCTTAGTACTCCACTTAAAAGTAGAGTGCTTTTGTGGAAGACTGTACTTTCTTCCATACCTATCTGTCTTAACCAGATTATACACTTTAGGTATCACAGAGATAGCCATTTGTGTTGTGTCCATGAAAGAACTCCTTTCCATGAGACAGCTGATCTTACACAGGTCTCAGCTTGTAACCCAAAGCAGTGTTACCACAGCTTAAAAAGAACCCCTATCGCTAGGGGTTCTCTTTGTTAATCCTTGAGTGATTTGATCATTGCTTTGACCACATCAACCTTTGGATCAGTTGTTGGGAGAGACTTAAGATAAGCCTTAAGGCTCTCAGCAGAATATTCGATCAATGAATATTCAGTGGTATCAGATTTATTCGTATCTGATTGTTGCTTTGGCATGTTCAACTCCTTTCATCATTAAACATTGAAAACATTTGAGCCGATCAACAGTATAAGTTTCACCATCTTCAACAGCAGTGATTTCCTTATAACCATCTTTGATCATCTCAGATCGACTATGCTTTCGACCACAGTTGTCGCACTTTAATTTAGACATAACATTCTCCTTTCATTAGTTAGCCTCGAAGCTAGAGGTCCAAGGGGAGGAACGACCTCTAGCCACGAGGTAAACTAAAGTCGAAGAGCCAGCGAAGGCGACAAGGGAGGAAACAAGTCGCCAACGCAAGCCCAAAGCCTCAGCCCAGGAGAGGGAGCTGAGGGGGTGCGAGAACCAGAAACAGGTACAACACACACACACATCTTTTTTAAACATAAACAAAGAGCTAAACACCACCTTATAGGGAATTCTATAAAGAGGACATTAAGATGACCGATAATAAACGAGTATTAGAATTATCTAAAGAATTATACAAACGAAAAAAACTAAAAGCATATGAAGAAAACTTCGAACTATTTGCAAATGAACAACTAAGAATTATTACAAAAGATGTATCAAAGGGGTTTGTTCCTTTTCTTTTCAATGATGCTCAAAAATATATAAATGAAAAGTTAGAAGAACAAAGAAAGAAGACTGGTAAAGTCAGAGCTATTATTCTAAAAGCTAGACAACAAGGAATATCTACTTACTGTGCTGCTAGAGTGTTTTGGAAGACTTATTTTACTCCGTATACTCGATCTGTCGTTATGGCACATGATAGTGCTACTTCAGATGCTCTATTTAATATGAGTCGAAATCTTATTGATAATATGGAAGATCCCCCAGCATTACAAAAATCAAACGCAAAGGAGATACTTTTTGAGCATAATAAGAGTGGTTATAGACTGTATACAGCAGGTTCGAAGGAAGCAGGTAGAGGAACAACTCCGACTATCGCCCATTTATCTGAGGTCGGCTTTTGGCAATTCGATGAACAAATATTGGCTGGACTCTTCCAGGGAATTAGTCAGGAGAACGAGACGGAAGTTATTTTAGAAAGTACTGCTAATGGAGCTAGTGGAGAATTCTATAGACTCTTTCAGGGTGCTATGAGAGGCGAAAATGAATATATGCCTATATTTCTTCCTTGGCATATCACTCCAGAATATGCGAAGAAGACTCCTGAAGGGTTTGAATGTACAATAGAAGAATTTGAACTCATAGATAAATATGAGTTAACTGATGAACAAATCTACTGGCGAAGATTAAAGCTAGGAGAATCAGGCGATAAAAAGTTTATACAAGAATACCCAAGTAGCTCTGAAGAAGCTTTCCTTGTAACTGGTAATACAGTATTTGATCAAAACATTATTTCTGATTATGTGATATCTGCACCTAATTATGAAAGAGAATACGATGAAAAGACTAGTTACTTTGAAGATGCAAGGGAAGGTCATTTACAAATATGGACACCACCTAAGTTTAAAGATAGATTTATAATAGGTGCTGATGTGTCGCTTGGTGTCGGTCAAGACTATTCAGTAGCTGTTGTGCTTAATATAGAGAGAGAAGTTTGTGCAGTATTCAGAGATAACTTTATTGACCCTAGTTACTATGGTGATATTTTATTTTACCTTGGGAGGTATTTTAATAATGCTTTACTCGCAGTAGAAAGCAACAGTCTTGGTGTAGCAACTTTAAATAGACTCAAGCAAATGAACTATGTTAACCTTTACTATCAAACAAAGGCTGCTACACTATTGAATGAAGAAGGAACTAAACCTGGATTTAGAACTACTGTCTCTACGAAGCCTATGATAATAGGAAATCTTAAACGAGCAATAGAAGAACAAGATATAGAAATTAATTCAGATACAATATTAGGAGAACTACGAACATATGTCGCTAATGAGAATGGTTCTACAAGTGCTCTTGCTGGTAACTTTGACGATAGCGTTATTGCCTTAGCGATTGCATTAGAAGCATATAGAACACATCAACATAAGCTAACAGATGATAGAGTATCGTGGAAAGAAAAGACTGGTAATTTTGAACAGGAGGAAACTCAATGGCTGTAAGTGAAAAATCCTTAGCTAACCTTAAGACAATAGATTCCCCAGATATGGCTAATGAGTATCGTGAAAGAGGATTAGAAACAAGAAAAAGAAATAAACAAAAGAGAGAAATGGCTAAAGAAGCAATAAAGGCTATGAAAGAAATGGGTGATGAAGCTCCTAGTGCTATAGAAGCTCTTAAATACGTATTGACACAAGCTATGGAAAGTAACGATACAGAACAGATTATAAAAGTTTCAAGTATACTCGCAGAATATCAAGCACCTAAATTGTCTAGACAAGATATTACACAAACAAATATGGATGTCAATGATATGACCGAAGAAGAATTAGAGGAAGAACTTAAAAAGTTCTCTCTTCAATAGATCTACCATTGTCCTCACCTTGTCTGGGCTGCAAGGGGTAGGTAAAGCCCACTTTAACGGAGGATGAATATGAGAAAACAATTAATAAACGCAGTAAAAACACATGCTGAAGGTCATATGGCTAAGCATATAGCTAATATAGAAGTTTATTTAAATAACCCTGTAGGTATCGGTGAACACAATCAGATAGTTGAGGCTATCGAAGAGCAATTAGATGAAATCGCAAAATACAACGATCAAATAGAAATTTTAGAAAATTTTTTCCATGAGGATACAAGAGAATGATTATATCACCTTGCATAAAAGTTTGTAAATTAAAAAACGGAATTTGTGTTGGGTGTAAAAGAACTATTCAGGAGATTAAAGATGCCTATGCAGAAGTCCTTAGAAAAGGGGTCAAAGTATAACGAGTATGATGAAGATGGGGATGGCATAGTAACAGACGAAGAACTCTCTCATGTTAAACAAATAAAGGAAACAGAGACAGCATTGAGGAAACAATTAGCACAACTTAGAATGGCTAGGTATACTCTGATAGCTATGGGTGTATTTACAGCAGCAATGTTTTTTATACCAATAGAAAGAGTACAAGCATTAGCCGACCTAAGTAATTTATTTTACATATCTGGAGCTGGTATTGTCGGTGCTTATATGGGTACAACAGCTTGGATGAATAACGCATCAAAAAAGAGGTAACAATTATGGCAGATAAAATAGGAGCTTCACCAGCTGAAAGAAAAAGAATAACAAGTGATAAGATGAAAAAGTCTCAAACACTAAGAAATTTTTATAAAAGAAAATCTACTAAACTTGGAACGCTTCCAACAGGATCAAGTATAAAAGGAGAAAAAGATAAAGATTTAGCTAGATTAAATAAAATGAAAAAGGATGCAAAAGCATTTGAAAAAACATTAGCTTCAAAAAAGAAAGCAAGTCAAAAACAAGCAGAAGCTAGTGATGGTTTTTTAGCAAGCTTACGTAAAGGTCTTACAAATGATAAATATAAAGCTGGTTCTAATTTTATGAAAAATGCAAAAAAATCTAAATCTAAAAGAGGACCTAAAATAGGTGCAGATATGAATTCACCTAGATTAAAAAGAATGGCTGGAGGAGGTATGATTACTTCTAAATATTACTCAGGTGGTGGAAAAGTTTTTACAGGAAGGTAGAGATGTCAAACACAAAAAAGAAAGTTCCATTAAAGAAAAATAAAGGAACAATGAAAGGTCAAACAGTCGGTGGTGGTTATAAAAGATCAGTCAAAGAAGGTGCTGGTATGACTGCTAAAGGTGTGGCTAAATATAGAAGAGACAATCCAGGAAGTAAACTCAAAACAGCAGTTACAGGTAAAGTAGCACCTGGAAGTAAAGCTGCAAAAAGAAGAAAATCATTCTGTGCTAGATCTAAAGGGTGGACAGGTGAAAGAGGAAAAGCAGCAAGGAGAAGATGGAAGTGCTAATTGAATGGTGGGAAGCTTGGCTAGTAATAGCGATAACCATAAACACAACTATAAATGTATTAGTATTTTTCGGAGGTCGAAAAATCAAAGAACCCAGGAGTGGTACATGAACAGATACATTCAACAAAAAAATATTTCTGAAAAGAAAAAACCAGAAAGAAAAATCCCATTATCAAAGCCTAATACTTATAATCAAAAAATAATGGAAAATTCAAAACCATTATATACAGGTAGAGGTGAGATAAAAGCAAATGGCTAAGGGTTACAAACAAAAAGTTGATGATACTCAGCTAATAAGTATAATTGAAACTGGAATTGCAAATTCTAGTGGTGATTGGCTTAATAGTTCGGATCTTAGTAGAGAACGATTAAAGGCAACTTACGAATATGCTGGTGTGCCTCTTGATCATTTGTCTCCTCAAGGTGTAAGTACGATTGTTGATACTAGTACTACTGAAGTTATTGAGGCTTATGTAGCTGTTTTAACTGATTTATTTTTAAATAATAATAAATTAGCTAGATTTGTCCCTTATGATGATACACCTGGAGCTTTTAAAGCTGCAAAAGATGCAAGTAATTTAGTTAATTACTGTATATTTAAAAAGAATAAAGGTTGGGAAATATTACAACAATGGATGAAGGCTTCACTATTATGGAAAAATAGTGTTATAAGATGGGAGTACATAGAAGATTTTGAATATGTATTTGAAGAGTATGAAATCATTGATGAAGCTAAGTTAGATGATATACTCGCAGATGAAAACTACGAAATTGTAGGTGAACTAGAGTTAGCTCCTACAGTTGGAGTTGTGTCTTATCAAGATGTTAGATTAAAAAAGAAAATTGATAAGAGCAGAATTAAACTTGAGTTAATTCCACCAGAATCATTTAGAATTAGTAGTGAAGCTACTGATATAGATGATGCAAGTTTCGTAGGCATTCAAACTGAAATGTCAAAATCAGATATGCGTAAATACTATCCTGATTGGGCAAATAATCTTACAGAAAATGAGTGGCAACAATTAGGTGATGAAGGTAGTTGGTCGCATAAAGGTCAATACAATCAAGATGTAGCTGCTCGTAAAGAAATAACAGGTCAAAGATATTGGCAAAAGTATGAAGGAAAAAATGTATACCCAGCTGAAGCTAACGAAGAAGTTACTCTTACAGAATCATGGATAAGAGTAGATAGAGATGGCGATGGTATTGCAGAATTAAAACATTTTATAACTGTAGATAATCATATACTATGGGAAGAAGATGTAGATTTTATTCCAATGTCTTCAATAGTTCCAATAGATATTCCTCATGAATTTTATGGCTTATCTATGGCAGACTTTACTAGAAGTAGTACATTAGCAAGTACAGCTATACTTAGAGGTTTTGTAGAAAATACTTATCTTACTAATTATAGTCCTAAACTTGCAGATCCTAATGTAGTTGATTTTAGTGCTTTACAAAATATGAAGCCTAAACAAATTATTCCTACTAACGGAAATCCTGCAGCTGCCGTAGCAGCTCTTGCACCTGAGACAGTTTCTACAGGTACAGTTCCATTGTTAGAGCATTTACAATTAATTAAAGAACAAGCTACAGGAATGTCTAAAGCTGCTCAAGGTCTTAATGATACTTTATATGTATCTGGAAATAGTGAACAAAAACTTAGTGCAGTACAATCTGCAGCACAAAAACGTATACAACATATTGCTAGACGTTTTTCTGAAACTGGATTTAAAAAACTTGTCATGGGTTTATATGAAACTATGGTAAGAAATATGAAAGGTAAACAAGCATTTTCATTAGATGGAATTTATAAAACTATTGATATGAGTACTTTACCTTCTAAAATGGACGTTGAAGTATTTTTAGATATTGGAGAAAATTCAAATTATAATACTATAGAAAAATTAAGTAAGATTGGAGCAGAAATATTACCATCACTTAATACTCAAGGACAAGGAATGGCTATTAAACCAGTAGCACCTGCTGTTTTAGCAACGAAATTAATAGAAGCAATGGGAATTGATAGTCAAGATTATCTTGTAGATTATACTACAAATGAATTTCAAGAAAAAGCACAAGCATTATTAGAAGAACAATCACAAGATGCTAATAGACAAAAAGAACTTAAAGTAAGACAAGAAGCAGCTGATGTTGCTCAAAAAGAATCTAATGTTCAGTTTACAGATGCACAAGCTAAAAATACAATGGATGATAATGCTAGACAATTAGCTGTGTCTATTGATAGACATTTCCAAGAATGGACAGATCTAACTATAAAAGCAGTTAAAGAAGGAACAGATGTTCCACCACATCCAGATTATAATACAATAATATCGATGGCTAGAGATCTTATATATCCTCAGCCACAACAACAACCTATGGAGGTAAATAATGGCAACAGTAACATTAACTAGTGCTGGAGTTGGAGGTACACAATCAGGTACAGTAACTACAGCTGGTGGTTCTGGTGGAGGAATTATACTAGTAGCTAACAATAGTGATGCTGCAATTACATTTGATGTAGCAACTGCTGGTACTACAGTACAATCAGGTCTATCATTACAAGCTAAATCTTATAGACTAGTAACAGGTCTTAATAATGGTGCTCAGACACTTGTAAATCTTAGCACTGCACATGGAACTGCAGCACAAAATGCTGAAGTAATCTATAATACACTCGTAACTTAATAACAACAACAGGTGCTAATACTAAGATGCCTTATGGGTCTAGTATGATGCCCACCTCGCTTAATAAAGGAGAAACACATGAATATGTTTTTAAATAATAGCCCAATACCTTACACAATCGGATTTGATAAAGTCTTTGATCAATTAGATGAGTTTATTAATCATAGTAAAAAATTACCTTCTTATCCACCTTATAATATAAGACAAGAAGGAAATAACTTTACTATTGAAATGGCACTCGCTGGTTTTTCTAAAGATGACATTGAAGTAACTACTGTAGAAGATATAGTAACAATTTCTTCTAATAAAGAAAGTTCTAAAAAAGATGAGGTATACAGAGGTATTTCTAATAGGAAATTTACTCGTAACTTTTCTATGGCAGATGATATTGAAGTTAAATCTGCTGTATTAAAAGATGGATTATTAACTATTAAATTAGAAAGAATAATTCCTGAAGATAAAAAACCAAGGAAAATAAAAATTGGATAAATACAAAGGCACAGCCGAGAAGAGGCTGGGAAATAAAAAATCTTATGGTAATCATAAAATTCATCCAGAAGAGTTAGCAAGACGAGCACATACAAAAGGTCATTTTGCTGCAAAAGAAAGAGATGAATTTTTTGATGAAGTATATGGTGAGGTTCTCGTAGACTATTTTTTAGAATGGTTAAAAACAGAACCCCATGAAACTAAATCTCGTGAGTTTCTTTATAGTTCTGCTATGGCACTAGGTAGTGTTAAGGAGAAAATGATGAACTTTGAGATGTATGGTAAAAACGTACCACATTTACAGGAGGACAATGATAATGTATCAAATTGATTATGAAAAAATAATAACTAATTATGAAACAGTTATTAATACCTTAGAATATGATTCAATGCGTAGTGGAGGAAAGGCTAAACTTAATTGTCAACCTCTAGTAGCTTTGTATGAAATGAAAGAAAGGTATAAAAAAATGATTTCGAAACCAAAACCAACACCTACTAAGGAGGTTAAGTAATGGATAAGAATACCGAAGCACAAGTAGGCTCTACCCAAATGGATGATTCTACTGCAACGGATAGTCGAACTGAAGAACAAATGCTGGCTGACATTGTTCGCAATTCTGCATTTACAGAAGGCGAAGAATCTCTACCCTCTGAGCAAATACCTGAAGGCGACACAGATGAAACTACTGAAGAAGACCCAGAAGTAGAAGAATCTGAAACCGAAGAAGTTGAAGAAGAAGTTGAAACTGAAGATGAAGAAACAGAAGCAGAAGATGAAGAGAATTCTACCGAAGCAGCTGATGTTTATAGTCAAGAGGAATTAGACTTAGATGCTCAAGTCGTTGTCAAAATAGATGGCAAAGAATCTGCAGTATCTTTTAGTGATCTTATAAAAGGTTACTCTACTGAACAATCTCTTTCTAACAAGGGTCGTGAACTTGGCGATGCAAGAAAACAATTAGATGAAGAATACGGAAAGAAGTTCTCAGAACTTAAAACAGTTGCTGATGCTTCATCTGCTATACTTTATTCTAGCGAAAAACAACTCGCTACTAAATACCATGAAATAGATTCTCAAATTGACGAAGCACGAAAAAGTGGTGATAATTATAATTTAGAAGATCTTAAAGACCAAAGAGAGCAAGTCCAAAAAGAATATTGGAAAGCTAGAAATAGTCGAGAAAACTTTGTTAAAGATATAGAAAAGAATTCTAAAGAACAACAAGAAAAAGAGTTCAATGAAAATTTAAAAATCTTTTCTGAAGAAATCCCAAAGTTAATACCAGACTTTAATGAAAAAACAGCAAAAGCAATAAGAGAATTTGCTTTATCTGAAGGAATTAAGTCTGAAACTTTAGATGCTGTAGTTGATCCCAACATTGTAAAATTTGTAGACGATTACAGAAGATTAAAACAAGGTATTTCAAAAGGTACTGCTAAAAGAAAAAACACTACTATTAGAAAAGCTCCTATTAAAAGAGCAAAAACTAAAACTCAAAAAGAAGTTTCAGAAAAAGCTAGATTAAGAGAAAGAGCATTAAGTGAAGACTCAACAAACGAGGAACAAATGGCATTTTTAAGAGGACTTGCAGAGCAATCATTAGGTAACAATTAATATAACTCGGAGGTTATAAAAATGGCTAATACACTCGGTGTAAGAGGTACTGGTGGACCAGCAGGTCCAGCTAGAGGTACTGGCAAAGATGTTTCTCAAAGAGAAGATCTTGCAAATTTTATTACAATGATAACAAGGGATGAAACCCCTTTTATCGCTTCAATTCAAAAAGCAAAAGCAACTGCTATTTATCACGAATGGCAGACAGATGAGCTAGAAGCTCCTGGAAACTCAAGAATCGGTGAAGGTACAGATTATATTGCACCTACAGCTGATGGTAGTGGTGGTACAGGTGCGACTCCAGCAACTGGTGCTAAGTTTGCTCATACTGGTCCAAATAGAACTAGACTAGGTAACTACACACAGATCAATGGTAAAACTATTGCTGTGTCAGGAACTAGAAGAGCAGTCGATCAAGCTGGTGTTGCTGACGAATATGCCTATCAGCTTAAGAAAAGAGGTACTGAACTAAAAAGAGACCTTGAATTCGATATGGTTCATTCATATAATATATCTAACGCAGTAGGAACTCAAAATGCAAATGCGAGATCTGCTGGTGGATATCAATCTTTTATTAATAGTACAGCAACATGTAACTATGTAGGTCAATTTGAAGCACCTTCACAGGCTACTACAGGTGCTGGTACTGATAATAATGGTACAGCGATTCCAAGGGCATCTGTAAATGCTTCATCTTCAGCTGCTCCAACTAGAGGTTCTTTATCATTAACTGAAATTGATTCTGTTATGCAGAAGATTTATGAGCAAGGTGGTAAAGCTTCTAAGATAATGGTATCACCAAAAATAAGAAGAGACTTCTCTGATTTAATGGTAAGTGATACTGGAGTTAAAAGAGAGCTAGGTACATCAGGTCAATTAAGACAATCAGTAGACGTATATATGTCAGACTTTGGTGATCTTATGGTCGTACCAAACTATATCATGGGATTAAGTAATTCATTTGCTGATCTATTAGGTGATGGTCATGCATCAACTAAATTTACTAGTAGTGGTATTCCAGATATGGCTAACTTTTCTGCATTAATCTATGATCCACAGTGGTTTGCTACTGCGTATCTAAGACCACTCGCAGAGGTAGACGTAGGTCAAAAGGGTGATTCAACTATCGGAATGATGGTCGAAGAATGTACTCTTGAAGTACGTAATCCTAAAGGATGTGGAGCAATCTACGGACTTAATTAACTTAAATTATAGGGGGAGATTTTATAGTCTTCCCCTTTTTTTTATTGGAGAATTAAATGGCTTATAAAATAAAAAGTGGTGATACTCTTTCTCAAATTGCAAAAAAACAAGGAACTACTATTAAAAAACTTATGGCAGCTAATCCTAGTATTAAAAATGCTAATCAAATTAAAGCAGGTCAAAGTATTAAAATTCCAGATTCAGGAGTAATGGGTTCAGTAAAGAGATTTTTTGGAATTACTAAAAGAGATTCTAATCCTTATAAAGGAATGTCTCAATCTGAAATGGATGCTAATAAATCAGTTCCTAAAGTAAAGAAAAATAAAAAGGTCTATAAAGACAAAATAATGAGAGATGCTGAAAAGATGAAGAAAAATAAATCTTCAACAACTTCTTCTACTAAGAAAAAAGGTTTATTTACTGAACCAGTAGATAGAAAGACTAAAACTAAAAAGAAAGCTTCTTCAGCTGATACAGATAAAAAGTATTTTCCAGGCACTAATATAACACCAACTAAAACGCAAAGAAACAGAATGCGTAAAAGAATGGGTGGAGGTACATAATGACAGACTTAATGGTAATCAGAACTGCTAATGGTAATATTTACGGAGCTAATGAATCTGTATTTAGAATCGCAGCATCTACTGGTGGTGGCTATAAGTTAACTCATTTTACAGTTCCAGGCACTGCAGTGGCTAGTAATGCTAACCCTGCAGCTGCTACAGCTGGAGATGAGCTAGGCTATATAGGTAAATCAGGTAGATTTGTAGCTATTACAGAACCAGCAACTTAATAGGAGAATGAGGGCATGGCTCGTGAAAATGAATTTAAATTCCAAAGTGCAACTGTAGACCCTAAAGAAAGTATGAAAGCTGGATTTGATCTACAGTCTGCTGAATGGGGAGTCGAACAAGATATACAACAATATAAAGATCAAGTTAAATTAGAACGAGACAAAGAACAATATTTTGGTAGAACAAATAAAGGTTATCGTAAGATGGCAACTATACCTGATATTGTAGCAGTAGAAATACTCCAAAATCATCATCTTGATTTACATGATCCACTTTTTATGAGTGATAAAAATAATCTTAAAAAACTAAAAACAATATTAATGATGGAATATCCAGACTTAGTAGTAAATACCTAGGAGTAAGGCATGGCATTAACTTATACAGAACTAACTGCCTTAGTGCGAAGTTGGTCTAATAGAGATGAAGAAGTAGTTTCAGATGCTATTATACAAGACTCATTACAATATGCTGCAGATAAAGCTTATAGAACACTTAGAATTCCACCTTTAGAAAATGTAGCTATATTTAATAATACTGATAGTGCTTTAACAAATGCAACAACAGTAGCTAATAATCTTAATCCTAGTAGAACTGAAATACAAATACCACATGATCTAGTAGAAATAATATCAATAAAAGAAACAGATTCATCTGGTAATACAATAAGAGTATTTAATGAAAAGTTAGATGCTAGAACTTTTTTTGATCCAGTAAGTGAAAAATATACTAATAATAATTACTTTACTAGAGAAAGAAATATTATTTCAGTAAGTCCAGGTTTTAATGATTCTAACCTTGGAACTGCCTCTAATATTGAAGTATATTACTATAGAAGATTACCAGCACTTAATAGTAAATATGCAGTAACAGTATTAAATTATGCTGCTGGTTTACTTACAACATCAGGTGGAACTACAGCATTATTTTTTGTCAATGGTAATACAACCCAAGCCTATGCAACCCAAGCAGAAGCTACAACTGCAGCTGGTGGTAATCAAGGTAATACAAACACAGCTAATTATATTGGATTAGATGTACCTCATTATCTTAGAGATGAAAACGAAAGAATATTATTATATGGAGCATTAGCACAAATATTTGCTTTTACTCAAGAAGACGAACAAGCTATGAAATATGATAAACTATTTTATAATGAAATAAAAGAATTAAATGATGAAGACAAACAACGACAGGCATCTGGAGGAAATGTCCAAGTTAACTTTAATGGAAGAGGGTTAATATAATGACTACACCAGCAAGACCTGGAAGCTTTACAGGAGCTACAGATACTGCCTCAGCAGGTAGTTACTTTGGAACAACATTACTTAGTGGTATATCAGATTTAGTTGCTGCTGACGTTGCATCTGCACAAACATCAGCTACTAATGCTGCTGCAAGTGCTAGTTCAGTTTCTACTGATGCAACAAATGCATCTAATAGTGCAACAGTTGCACAAAAATTTGCTACTAACCCAGCTAATACTCAATTTGCTCACAGTGGACAAAATTACTTTTCAGCATTACATTATGCAACAGAAGTATCTAACCAAACATCTTTAGCAACAACTGCAAGAACTGATGCACAAAACTTTGCTACTAGAGCAGCTAATTCTGCTTTTACTTTTGATGGACAAAATTATTTTTCAGCATTACATTATCAAACTTTAGCAAATACAAATGCAACAGCAGCAAGTAATTCTTCAGCAGATGCACAAAAGTTAGCAATTAATGCAGAAGATTCACAATTTACTTTAAGTGGTGGAACTACAGGTTTTTCAGCTTTACATCACAAAGAAAAAGCTGCTGATAGTGCAACTGCAGCTGCAGCAAGTGCAAGTACTGCAAGTGGTCATGTTACGTCAGCACAAGGTCATGCAACTACTGCACAAAATTATGCTACTAAAGTAGATGGAGCTGTACCTAGCACATCTGATTATTCAGCTAAAGCACATGCAATAGGTGGTACAGGTGTTACAAGTCAAACAGGTGCAGCAAGTGAATGGGCAATTAAAGCAACATCTGTAGATAGTTCTGGAGAACACAGTGCTAAATCTTATGCTATTAGTGGTACTGCAATTAGTGCTGGTTCTGCTAAACAATGGGCAATAGGTGGTGGATCTGGTTTTGCTAGAGATACTGCAGTTGCTGGTGGTGAATTTTCAGCTAAGTACTATGCTAATCTTGCAGCAAACTCAGTAGCTCAATTCGATCAAGTATACTATGGTTCATATAGTTCAGATAGTGCAGCACAAACAGCACATACTAATGCTGGTCATACAGTTGCTGCTGGTGATTTATACTTTTCAACTTCAACTAATAACGTAAGATTTTACAATGGTACAGCTTGGAATAATATTGCAGCAGTTGATACTTCAGCTTTTGCAAGTAAAGGTTTTGCCACAGCAATGGCAATAGCATTATAGGGAGAAAATAATGGCACAAGATTTTGAAAGACACTTTGTAACAGGTGTCGGAACAACAGCACAAGATATTCCTGATGGCACTGATTTTAACTCTGATGATGCTATAGTAGGAATTCATTTAACAAATACAACACTTAATACAATTAATGCTTCTGCATTTATGACAAGTAGTGCATTTACAGGTAATACAGGTGATCCATTTACTATCGCAGTAACTGTTGTTGGTGGCGAATTTGTATTAGATGGAACAACAAAACCACAACTAACTTTACTAAAAGGTTTTACTTATGTATTTGATCAATCACATAGTAGTAATGCTGGACATCAAATAGCTTTTAAAGAAGGAGCTGGAGGTAGTGCTTATACTACAGGTGTTACTAACACTGGAACTTTAGGTCAGGCTGGAGCTAAAACAACTTTTGTAGTTGCATCTAATGCACCTGATGCTTTATATTATTATTGTGTAGCTCATGGTGAAAGTATGGGTAATACTATTACAACTACAAATGCCCATTACATAATTAAAAATGCTCCTATACCTAGTGGAAGTTCACTTCAAGTATTAGATGGTGGAGCAAAGATGGTCGTACAGAGTGGAGATAGGTTATTCATACAGTCAGATACTGCAACTTCATTAGATGCATGGGTGTCTGTCGTTGATGCAATAAGTACATAGGAGAGTTAAATGCCATATATAGGAAATAAAGCGAATGTTGCATTTAATAGTATAACTAAACAAGACCTTACAGGAGCTAGTGGTAGTACATTAACTTTGTCAAATGCAGTTGCAAATGAAAATGAAATAGCATTATATATTAATAACGTTAGACAAGAACCTGCAACATCTTATACAGCAAGTGGAACTACTGTAACCTTACAAGGTTATACTGTAGCTGGTACTGATGATATATATGTAGTATATTTAGGTAAAGGTCAACAAACTACAGTAACACCAGATGGTTCAGTAACTAGTGCTAAACTTGGTAGTGGTGTTGTACATGGTTTAGGAATATTTAAAGGTGATACTTCGCAAGACTTAGGTGCTATTATAAGAGTACATGAAAACGAATTAAATACAAGTGTTACTATTGATGCTAATACAAATGGAATAGCTAGTGGTCCATTGACAATAGCAAGTGGTGTTACACTAACAATAACTAGTGGAGGAGCATTGTCAATAGTATGAGTATATTAAGAACAAATCAAATACAGGATACTGGAACTAATGTTGCAGCAAATATTAGTGGTGGTGTTGTTACCTTTACTAATACACCTTCAACACCAAATGGAGTTGTTTCAGGAACAAGACCAGCTTTTATTGCAACTATGCATGGAGCAGATCAAACTAATATGACTGGAGGTAGTACTACTCCAACAACAATGATTTTTACAAATACAAGTGCTCCATATGGTATTAATACTGGTAATCATTATAGCACAACTACTGGAAAATTTACAGCACCAGTAGCTGGAGTTTACTTTTTTTGTTTTAGTGTATTATTAAATAGTGTATCTAATAGTGATGATGGTATTCATATAGCGATGACATATGAGTTTGCATCTGGTGGAAGTCCTCAAATGCATTTTTTCTCTAGAACTAATGGGGAAGCAGCAAACTCAGATTATGGATATGGTGGTTATTTACCTTGGAATGGTTCAATAATTTTTAATATGGCTGTAAATGATACTGTTAAAATGGGTGCAGGTAGTAGTGGTACTATTGGTGTTTATGGAGATAGATCACAAAATCGTTTTCAAGGATTTTTAGTAGGATAGGGGGGTAGCATGAGCATACTTAGAACAAATCAAATACAAGATACGTCTGGTAATACTGCTATGATGATAGATGATAGTGGTGTAGTTAATCACCCAGCTAAACCTTTTTGGGTTTTAGGACTTAGTACTAATGCTCAAGTAGAAGGAACACTAGCCTTTGATGTAGTACATAAACTAAGAAATGCAACACACAATAGTGGTGCAATTACAATATTAACTGCTGGTGTTTATCTTTGTACTTTTGCTAGTAATAATGATAACACCTATAAACATTTTAATATAAATGGATCAAATCCATATGCTAGTACTTTTACTCAATGGCATAATGGTGCTGATTCAAATACTTTAGTAACTCCGTTAGAGCTAAGTGTAAATGATGTAGTTACTTGCTATATGGGTACTGCTGGTGGTGGAACTTATGGACATAATACATTATTTAGTGGAGTATTAATAGGATGAGTACATTAAAAGTCGGTGCTATACAAAGCACAACAGGTAATGCTGCTATGACTGTAGCGAATACAGGTATTATTACTGCACCTACCCCAATTAGAGCACCTGGATCAGTGTTACAAATGCCTTTTACACAATATACTGGCACTACAAGTGTAAGTCTTAGTGCTAACACAAATACAATAGTAAGTGTTTTAACAGTTAATATTACACCATCAAGTACATCATCTATAATTAAATTAGATAGTCATGTATTTCATGAATGGTCTAATCAATTATATGCAACTGAAAATGTTTGGTTTTTTTATAGAGATTCAACTTTATTAAGAGCTCCTACTGATGGCAATAGAGCATCAGGTATATCTATATCAAGATTATCATATCATTCTGATGATGCTACTAGCACACCTGAAACAGTTTACTATACTTATTTTGATACACCCTCAACCACTAGCCAAATAACTTATAAAGTAGGAGTGCGTGTTTATTCTAATAGCACTCTCTATGTTAATAGAACAGTCAATGATGGTAATAACACTCAAACAGAAAGAGGGATAAGTTTTATCTCAGCAACAGAGATAGGAGGATAGCATGCCAAAAAGTCAAATAATATCAGCGAGTATTACCGATGGTACTATTGCTAATACTGATATAGCTGATAGTACACTAACAACAGCTAAGCTAGCAACTCCTAATCTAGGTAGGCGTAACCTTGTAATAAATGGTGCTATGCAAGTGGCACAGAGAGGAACAAGTCAAGCCAGTATAGGTAACAGTACTGGCTCAGGTTATTTTACAGTAGACAGATATAATACTGTTTTTAAAACAAGTGGTCTATTTACAATGTCGCAGTCTACTGTTACAGATTTAGCAGGATTTGCTAATGCCCTTAAACTTGATTGCACTACTGCTGATACCTCTATTGCATCAGATGAATACTTTTTATTGCAATATAAGTTAGAAGGTCAAAATTTACAACAATTCAAAAAAGGTACATCAAGTGCAGAAAAGATGACTGTTTCTTTTTATGTAAAAGGTAATGCAAATGCAACTTATGTTTGTGAATTGTATGACCAAGATAATGCTAGAGAAATTGCACAAACTTTTTCTGTAACCTCAAGTTGGCAAAGAATAGTTTTAACTTATGATGGCGATACTACTGGTGCTTTTGATGATGATAATGTTTTAAGTATGTATATAAGTTTTTGGTTACATTCAGGAAGCAATCATAATAGTGGCACTTTAAGTACAACTTGGACAAGTATTACAAATGCAAATAGAGCAGTAGGTATTTCATCTTTCTTTGATAGCACAGATAGAACACTTGAGATTACTGGATTACAACTAGAAGTAGGCTCACAAGCCACACCATTTGAGCATAGGTTATTTGGGGAAGAACTAGCTTTGTGTCAAAGGTATCTTTATTCTATTGATGAAGCAGTTGCTAGTACACCAGTTCATTTAATCGGTTATAATCAAGCTGGAGGTGCTTGTAGATATGGATTACATAATCAAATGAGAGCTGCACCTACAGTAACAACATCGAATATACAAATATTTCATGGTACTGGTAGCACTGTAAATATAACATCTATAGACAGCCAAAGATCACAAGGAGGTCTTACTGGTTTTAGAGCTAATCCAGCATCAGCTATAACTGCTGGTGATGCAGTTGCATTTTATACAAATGGTACTAATGCGTACATAAGATTTGATTCAGAATTGTAGAGGTTAAAATGAATATTACATCAGTTAAATATACAGCAAAAGATAATGAAAAAAGTTTAATAGTAGTTTCAAATGGTCAAACATTATATGTACCAATAGACACAGCTAACAGACATTACCAAGAAATCCAAGAATGGGTTAAGGAAGGAAATAAAATAGAGGAGGCAGATTAATGCCATATATAGGAAAAGAACCCTTACATGGGGAGTATATAAAGCTAGATGCAATAACAGCTAGTGCTACTGCTACCTATAATTTATTAAGAGGTGGTGCAGCATTTAGTCCTGGAACTGCCGAGCAATGTATTGTAAGTCTTAATGGAGTAACACAAGCTCCAGGGGATGCTTATACTATAAGTGGTAGTCAAATAATATTTAGTGATGCATTAACAAGTAATGATGTTATTAATTATATATTAGTCATGGGTAATAATTTAGATACAGGTACACCTTCTAGTGGATCTATTCAAGCAGCACAATTATCTAATACATTATTTAGAGACCCATTAAGAATTAACGATGATAGTATTGACACCGATATAACAATAGCTAGTACAGAAAGAGCTATGGTAGCTGGAGATATATCTGTTGCTAATGGTGTAACACTAACAGTAAATGGAGTTTTAACAGTAGTATGAGTAAAATATTTGTAGATACAATAGAACCTAAAACAAGTGGTGGTAATATAACTCTAAGTGATGGCAGTGGTAGTATGGTTAAGCTATTAGATGCTACCATATCAAGTGCAGTTTCAGAATATGATATTTCATCTACTTATATAAATAGTACATATGATGAATATATATTATCTTTTAATCTTGCACCATCTTCAGATAATGCAAGTGCGTATGTAAGAACATTTGTAGGTGGAGTAATTCAAACTGGCAGTATATATGCTCACGAACAACAACAAATTGATGGAAGTGCTGATAATCATTCCGATGCAGCAACTCAATTTAGACTAAATGTAAGTGGTGTTGGAAATGCAACTGGCGAATGTATATCAGGTAGACTGCATTTACATAATATTAATAATACAAATTTTCCTTTTAATTATACTGGAGCTGTAAACCACCCTAATACAAGTGCTACTCCTCTCTCTGTTATTGTAGGAGGTAGTTTAATAGTTGCAAATAGGGCTAATGTAGTTAATGGAATTAGGCTTTTCTTTAATAGTGGAAATATAGCACTTGGAACAGTAAAACTTTATGGACTTAAGTAGGAGTATAACATGAGTGGAGTAATAGAAGCAACAAATTTGCAAACAGCAAATATAAAGCATACTAACGGAACAACTGCTGCTACTATTAGTAGTGGAGGAGCAGTAACTTTAGCTTCAGCATTACCGATAGCAAGTGGAGGCACTGGTCAAACTGCTTCAGCACAAAATGCCCAGACATTTAGATTAAGTCAAGATATAAATGGAACTAGTAATTTGCAAATGTTTACACCATTTGAAGAAGCAGATACA